GTGTAATGAGCCGTAGACACGCCATATAGCCTACGTTTGCAGTGGTTGGTTTCGCCTAACTCACACTCATTGGGAATCTTTATGACAGGAATTCAGTGATTCTGTCTTGTTCGTCCTCGATGCGTTGCTCTTGCATTTCGTTTGCATAGCCTAGCTTCTTAGCAAACCACAGCTTGAACTCCATCATATCCTCACCATGACAACCCCATGAGCCATTCTTGATGACGCTTCTGCGGTGTCCGTTGTGATCGTACATGACGAGGAATGCATATATGTATGGGGCGTTCCTTGCTCCGCCCTCTTCGAGTCGATACTCGATAGCTACCTTGACTTGCCTCTTTCCGAAATCGTTTCGGCAATTCACGAGAGTGCTTGTGAGTATGGACTTGTGATTGTCGGGGTTGATTCCGACTACTTCTAGTCTGTCCCATGCAGACAGCAGGGAGGTTAGTGTGTTGTGTGTAGTTTTCATGTAACTGAGATTTAGATTTTGACGTTGTTGTCGATGCCAAAGATAAGACAGAGTTTTCGTTTTTCCAAATTTATTTTTCTAACCTATTGGTTATTAAGGGTTTGGAACCACTCCATCGACTTGGTCTGAGTAGCACCATGTCCCGTTGTTCAGGTTCAATACGTAATGCTCATCTAGCCTTACGCTCTCCACCTCATCCCCGTATTTTTCGCGAGGGAATTTGGTTCGCTCTATGCCTGTCACTATTGCAACCTTCTGTGGGTGAGAGCCGAAGCCTCCACGATACAATACTTTTGTACCCAATCGTACAATCCTTTGGTTTGTAAATTTTGTTTTCATTACTCTGTAATTAAAATGGTAATTCATCTGCTAACAACTCAAACTCGTATTGAGCCTTATCTAGGTATGCATATGCATCCGTGTCTTTGCCCTCATTCCAAGCGGTTAACGCCATCTTCGCATAGTTAACACATCGTCCGCTTTTGACGAATTTGCCTTTATTTATCATTTTATTTATTGCTTCCATCATAATATCTCAAAATTAACAAGGTTAAAACTTACTTTATTTGCAAAGGCATTTGCGACTAAGGCACAGCCCCCGTGATCTTCGATGCCTGAGAAGTATTCATATGCATCTTCCAACTCTACTATTGTAAACTCCATGAAGTGATTTGTCATCGTGTTAGGTATTAAGCGTTATCCATATACGACGTCACCGAGTAACGCCAATTGCAACCACGAGTTAGCCGTGTAAAAGTCATCGTTTTCCGTCACCATATCATTGAAGTGACTAGGTTGGTCTGAGGCGAGCAGTTGCATACCCTTTACCATTCCATCCCAAGTCAACTCTAGGTTTTCCTCACCATAAGTGTCGTAAACCTTCAGCTTGTGAGCCTTGTTACCCCTCAAATACGCATATATGCGAGGCTCGTAACATTGAATTAATTCAAGGTCTGACACCTTTTCGGGGTTTGCATCACACCAGTCGCTTGCCGCCTTATACGACTTGTCATCGACCTGAAAGGTGTCATCACTATAGAGTGCATTGCACAGCATATCAAGCATACGTGTGTCTTCGATTTCAGTTACTATCTTCATTTTTTTGTCATTTCTTGGTTGTACAAATCACTATCGATTACTTCGTAAATGATACTCGAATCTTCGTCAGTATCCCAATCCCATAGAACTTGAACAAGTTCCTCCCAATCTTCGTCTGTGTCTATGTTCACCACGATTACGTCATCTTCCGTGTAGTGGTATAAGGTGTAACGCGGTGTCAACTTACGCTCCTCGCCATAATCTAGAGATTTCAACATCTCTACGTCTATCAAATCAAGTGCTTGCTGTAACATATGCTTTAGGTGTTATACTCGTGGGTCTGTTGCCATCAAGTGGTTCATGTAATCATCGTGTTCTTTTTCCTCATCGGAGCGGTCATCCTCAATGGCATGGACTTCAATNTCCTCTTCAATGAAGAGTTCTAAGTTGGTTGCCAAGGTCTCAAGGTCATCCTCTGGAACTCCCATTCTCTCGGCTAACTCGGAGATCAGCCTGTGCGCTCCTGACTCGTTAAGTATGTTGCTTATGCGAAGTATTGTACTCATGATTCCTTTGGTAAGAGATTAAACCTTGTATTTTTGAATGCATTTTCGAGGATTGTTTTGTTGCCTCCGTCAGCCTTGAACCACGCCTCGATTAAGGCATATTCGAAGGAACCTGCTCGCTCCATTCGCTTGTTCAGTTGGTCAAATTGGTCTTGCGCTCTGCTCATTTTATTGGGGTTTCGAAGTTTGGAACGCCTAAGGTGTATCCTCGGCGAGTGTCATGTAGCATGAGAATCGGTTGTATGTCGCCATCATCCCATTGGTCTACGCCTTGTTTGATGACGCCCTGCTCTTTCAGGTATACATATGCCTGTCCTACGATATCGCCTATCGCATAATCATATGAGAGCCACTTAGTGACGTTGTTACGTTCGTCTTTGATTCGAACCCTAGCACCTTTGGTGTTGGTCGGTCCGAAGAACTCTACGTGTAAGGCACGGAGTCGGGGGATATGATTCGTTAGATTCATGATTGAGATTTTGAGTGACAGCGACATTGCCGTCGTGTTAAAAGGTATAACAGACTTTCCATTATTACAAATTTATTTTTCTACCCTATGGGGTACTTTATTGGTTTTCAGCCATCGGTTTCGCATGGTTACCCATATGATAGCCTGAAGCTCGTAAGGCTTATACCCTAAGCGTAAGGCGACGTTAACGAAGTGCGCTTGAAGCCTATCGTATTGCTTTGGAGTAAACGATTCAGGTGTTTTCTTTGGCTTCAACGAAGTTGTACTGAATGCTCTAGCCATCCATTTGTCAAGCGTTACGACTGACTCGTCACGATCCCCTACGTTTAACGCAAATGCATACGTCTTAGGCGTTTCCTTGGTGATGCCGACAGTTCCTTTTCGAATGCCCCAAGCCTTGGCTTTGTTAGCGTTGTAAGTACAAACCTTGAAGCTATCGATGGATTCTCCATTGGCATATGCCTGACACAAATTGAAGACGTCGATTTTGTTACGTTCCCACTTGTTGTTTGGAGATAGTGCCGATATGATAGCCGCCGCCATCACTCTAGTGATGTCGAAGATATCGGATATGTATGTCGCATATGCCATTGCTTCGTCGTACCACGCGAGACCGTCTGAGATTTCGTCTGACGTAGCTATCGAAAGCCAGTACTTTGACCTATCGGTCACTCGTTTGAGTTTGATATCTGCAAATGATGTTGTCATTTTGTTTGATTTTTGTGTTAGGTATATGCTTTAATGTGTTAGGTATATGCTTAGATGCGTTAGGTGTATGCTTTAAAACGGGCATTTGTATCCGTGTTTCTCATAGCTTTGTTTGACGAAACTCATAGCTTCGCTAAGTGTAAAACAGCAAGGAGCATTGTCGCACCTGCCGTTTGAATAAACTAGTTTGTTCAATTCAGGAGCATATGTATGTCGCTCCAATCCAATTATTTTGATTTGTTCCATCGTAGATGATTTATTAGAAATTAAAGGGCAAAAAAAAACACCCCGAAGGGTGCTTTTCATGTGTCGCCTAACGCCTTACGCCTTATCAGAGGGGTGAGTGTAATCAGCAAGCTGATTGAAGTACTTTTCACTTTTATCACTTGCAGTGATTGGTAACTCCATTCGATTAGAGAGTATCTCTAACACATCGTTAATGGCTTCGAGATGATTCATCATCTCTCCACACATATCATATGCCGCCTCGGCGTCTAAGGCGTCAAGCTGACTGAATTCGAAGAATGAATCTCCGAAATGCTCTTGAGCAGAATCCATTTTATGGATTAGTTTCATCATTCGGTCAATCAATACTTGATTGCATTGCTCCTTGAACTCCTTGGAGTTGAAGTATTTGAAATCGACCTTTAGGTCACAGCATTGAGCAGTTACATTCAGTTCCTGAATGAGGGCTTCGTGGTTGGTAGAAGGGAAAGTTATCATAGATAAGAGATTTTGATGTTTTGTATATGTATATGTGTTGATCTTCGATTAGAAAGGGAGGAAGTCGAAATCGATTTGACCAGTAACTTCGTTACTATCGAAAGACTCTAGAAGCGAAGCTTCCAACGCCTTACGCTTTCTTAACTCGTTAAGACGTCGAATTGCATCTTCAGGGCTTTCGTCTTTCAGACGGCGGAAGTCAGTATGAATCTCAGCTTCGCTGACTGACTTGGATGCTTTAGCATCGGCGTTATGCCTTCCGAGTGAAGCAACCTTCTCAGCAGCTTCGCTGACATTGGCTGTTTTCTTATCAGCCTTGCTGATTACACCAACTTCTCTCTTACGAGATTTCATCTCGTCGGAGTCAGCGACTATCTCCGAAGGAGTTCTTTTGGTCGGCTTCGCCTTACGCTTTGAAGCTTTAGCTTTCGGTTTCTTAGTAGCCTTCGGCTTCTTTGGAGCCTCTTCAACAACTTGTTGTTGTTTCATGAATTCAGCGAACATCTCAAGGAGATGGCTTTGGTCAATCTCGACCTTCGCCTTAGGTGTTGAAGCTTTAGCTTTGGGTTTAGCCTTCGGCTTGGATTGAGATTCAACGAATGCTCGAAGAGCATCGATAGTCTTGAATGCTTCGTCCTTTCTAGCTTTGCTAGGGTTGAAAGCAACTTTGTTGACTGACTTTGTTACTGCTTGCAGTAATTCGACACGGTTAGCCTTGCTAACATTGGGGTTGGATGGCTTTGCCATAACAATTGAGATTTAGAGTGCCCCAAGGGGGCAGTTAACGGTCGGCGGAAATCGTCGACTCGGCTTCAAAGGTATAACAGACTTTTCGAATTCACAAATTTATTTTCGCTGATAAAACTTTATCCCGTAGGGATACTTCGGCATCAGACCGCGTGCGCCTCATAATGCGCGTGCATATGTGCATACGTGAAGCTTCGTGTATGCGTTGGGTCGGTTTCTGTTCAAACAGCCTGACTATTAATACAAACAACAACTGCTACAGCGTAGCTGTAAACTATCCTAATACTAACACAAAACGGCACAAAAAAAGCTGGAAATGTAGGCGAAGACTGCACGGGGTATACCCCACGGGGTCTACGTATGCGATTTCCTATGTGTGCGCGTAGCGTGTGTATATATATATAATCCCCAGGATCTGTAATACTCACCAAAATTCAAGGTCGGCGAGAGGAACGCCCTACATATGTCATATTTATGGGGCTGTAAGTACAGCTCCGTTTTCAAAACAAAGATTCGTCTTAGATTCTTTGCTCAGGGGCTTGACTTTTTAAAAAAAAAGCTGTACCTTTACCGTAACATTGTTAGTGACGAAACATAATTAGTTGTTTTAAACACTACACTGGTTCTTTTTTGCGTGCGAGAGCACTTTAAACAAAGACTCACGTCAATCAAAACAAATTAGCTGTTGCGGGACAAGAACTGTCCTGAGGTTATTGGAGCTGTAGATCACAGACATCTAATCACCCAGAGAGAATAACAGTATATTTGTAGCATGAGAGCTAAGAAAAAGGAACCCCTAGCTAGTGAAACCCCCCAGGAAAGAAAAAAAAGGGAGATGCTTGCCTCTGGTAATTGGCGAGAGGGAGATCAAGGAGAGTTAATTCGAGTTAAGACGATAAGGGAGCAGCTACCCGTTGGGTTGCCATCTAAAGAAAGGATTAGAGAGTTAGAAACTCTAAACAGACCTATGACAGAGGTAGAGGCTAGGGAGTATTCTCTTCACAGCTTTGATCCCTCTTCGAATCCAAACATTCTATTTGGTTTAGTCGCTGGGGCTGGATTTGATCCAGTTGGCGATGCAGCCATGAAGGTTATTGGTGGTGCTGGCAGGTCGATTGGTAAGGGGGTAAGAGCTATGAAGGCCCCCTTGAAGAGCTCTTCACTTCCTTCTTCTTCACCCCTTAGTGGCGGTGATCCTTACAGAGCTACTGATAAAGGAGTTAGATTCGTTAAAGACTTCTACAACGATCCTCTCATAGAGAAGCACTTTACCGACATGTACTCTAAGTCCGATAGGGGTATAGGTGCTGTTCCTAATACATTTGATCGTGGTAAAAACCCCATATCTCCAGAGGCTGCTAATTTAGATGATTTGGGTGGAGACGGTGCTCAAGGTGCTTACTACCCAGGCAGAGATAAGACTTATCTTAACCAAGACTTCTTTGCATCCCCTAAGTACGATAAAATGCCCAAGGATGATTTAGAAAGAACAGTATCCAATGTTTCTGCTCACGAGACAGCTCACTACGCTGATGCAAAGCTATTTGATGGTCTTTCGGAAACTTGGGGTGCAGGATCATCAATAAGAGAAAACCTATCCAAGGTATCAAATTCATCCACCCCTAAACAGCTTATAGATTATCACGGAGAGGAATTAGGCAATGAATACTTCAGGTACATAAGTAACCCTACTGAGATGACAGCTAACGCGATGGGTCTCAGGCAGGCCATGGAGGAAGTTATATTCAGTGACAAGCATGGTGTTTTTAAGAACATAGGGGATGACGAGTCATTCAGTAAACTTATGATTGGTGATTTTTCAGACTTAAGTCCCGTTCAGTTAAAGCACCTACTTAGTCTTACTTATGATAAAGCAGACACTCATGTGGCGAATACGATTAGGTTTGTACTTAAAGGGGCCGACGGAGAATCATCAAGAAGATGGAATTACGGTATGGTATTTAGCGATCCTAAAGTACAGAAGTCTATATCAGACTGGTTGAAGTATGCGCTAGTGGTACCTATAGCTGGATCAGCCGCAACGTCAGCTGAAAAACCAGACATGGCATATGGCGGTAAGATGAGATTGCTTAAAAACAAATAAGTTATATTTGCATCATGAGATCAATGAGAAGAAACGGGGACCCCGTAAAGGAATCATCAGCGGACCCCAGAAGAGCCCCTGAAACAGCCTATGGTGGTGGCTCAATCAATCCTGGTTCTAACAGAATGATCATGGATCTTATAACTAGAACTAAGGATGGTGATTTTGATGGACAGCTCCCAAGCGGGAGGGTTGAAACTACAGATCCTTTGTTTGATTTACTTAGCCTGGGGTCTGGTCAGCTTGGCGTAAGAGCTATAAAGAAAGGTGTTGGTGAGGCGGGTGAGGCTGTTGCAAAGCAAGCGGCGAAAAGCGCTAGACCTTTTACTAAGATGAAGGGTGATCTCGATCTTAATAGAAGAGAGTTAGATGCTTTGCTTGTTAAGTACGAAGATGCGTATGATGATTTAGCAGACTTTAAGCGTTGGTTTTCTTCTAACAACAAGGGTGTAGCTGCAGAATCAGATAACTTTTTGTTGAATAGAAGAGAAAAGTCACTAAGAGAAGCAGAAGATCAGATGTCCAAGTATGGTCTTACCATAGAGTCGCTCAAAAAAAGACTATCTGACTTAACAAATGAACCTTATTAATTATGGCTGTATTAACCGTAACGATTAAAGAGGAGGTCACCTTAAATGGTAGCCTTAAGACGTTTGAGAACGTACATAGTGAGACCGTAGAAGATATCTTCCACAGGATCTATGGCGTTCTTCATACCGCTGAGTCGGAGCTATTGAACTTCGCTAGTGCAGATGCTGGTGGTGTATTCTCTGACGCCGACTTGAACTACCTTAGGATCACAAACCTTGACTCAACAAACTTTGTTATGCTTCGATTTTTAGGAAACTCTGAAGAGTACTTCGTAAAGATCGAGGCAGGCGACAGCTTTATCCTAAATAACTCGATCATGGACGCAAACGCATCAGGAGGTGCCACCTTCAGTTCCGATAATATTGACAGCATAAAGGGTCAAGCAGATAGCGCAACAGTAAACTTAGAAATATTAGCACTAGCATGAATTATAGAATGAAATCTGGCGGTATGTACGACGCCATAATGAAGTACATGGAAGGGGGTAGCCTCGAATCGTCTAACCAGCGCGGTAGAGTATATAAGTTCGGAGGGAAGACATATCCCCATGGTGGTGTTCATGACCCAACAGATGATGGTGTTCATGACCCAACGGGCAGGGGAGGTAGCAGAAAATTCAGGGTCATCCCTGTAGAAGGGGAGGGAGGAGTCTCTAACCTAACCTATTATATTGATGGGGAGCCTGTCGATAGCGAGTCGTTTAAGAGCAACTATTACGAGGCTGGCAATAAACCAGAAAACCTCCAAGATCTTATTAGGGGCTCTTATAAAGGGCAAATTAATGCGGGCTCTCCAACCCCGATTGCCAGAGAGTACGAGAAAAGCCTGGAAGAAAGAGATGTGTACTCAAAAAGCGGACGCCCAGGCATTGATTCTTTATACAATGCCCGAACAGACCGCTTTAATGAGTTGATGCGCCTTAGAGGTGGAGTCGAAGGCCGAGACTACTGAATTTCAGCTTCCACAAAGTTGATCCCTTCGTGAGTTAGAGTCAATTCGTTTTCCTCGTTGTATGTTACTACATACACATCTGTTTCTTTTCCTTCGTTAAAAAACGTAAGTACTTTCCTTTCGGTTTTTGGAAACGGCAACGTCAATTGAATAGAGAGGTGAGTCTCTTCATTAAAGCTGTCCACTGTCTTACCTTCAGTTTGGCTGAATACTTCAATTTGGTACTGAAAGCTTTCTAGTTGATTGTTTTGAAAAGCAATCTGTGCAGATACTAAGCTCGAAACTGCAAGAGCAAGGATTAAAAGAAGATTTTTCATAGCGGTGAAGGATTAAAATTAGATTGATTAAATTGAACTCGCTGATCTCAATGTAGGATCAAATTTCGGTTCTTGCAAATTTTTTTCTAATTTTAGCTTATTCAATCACAGATTGAAAAAATATTATCACAACCCTCGAATCAAAAGAATCAACCCTTCTTGGGTGGCTCAGAAAAATGAAATTAAGCAAAAACCTTACCCTAAAGGAGGTGGTGAAATCCAACACCGCGACACGAAAGGGGATAGACAACACCCCAGATAAGTGGACCATACATAACCTTCAGGCTGTAGCAGACCACATCTTCCAACCAGTTCGTGATCACTTCGGTGTATCCATTGGGGTTACCTCTGGATTCAGGTCAAAAGAGCTAAACAAGGCGATAGGGGGGAGTAAATACTCTCAGCATATGATCGGGGAGGCTATTGATATAGACGCCGATATGTACGGGAAGGTCACTAACTCAGAGATATTCGACTTCATCAAGAAGAACCTAGAGTGGGACCAGATGATATGGGAGTTCGGGGATGACGATAACCCCGCCTGGGTTCATGTCTCCTATAAGGAATCTGGAAATAATCGTAACCAGATCAAGAGAGCCTACAGGGATAAAAAAGGAGTCTACTACAAGATTATGTGAGTAATCCAATAGGATTGTTTTTCGTATATTTGTCAACCCAAAAAACTAACAAATATGCGAGAAAAAGAAGATGACTTCAACGTGGATTTCCTGGACCAGGAGAAGGTAAAGGAAGTAGAGGAGAAGGTGAAGAGCGGAAAGATTACATGCAATATACACGCCCCCGAAGGCTGTGAGAATTGTAGTGGTTAAAGCGTAGAGTAAAACCTTTGTACCGCCATCCTTCCTTTCTGAGATAGCGCATACCTAACCCTATAGTTAAACTTAGTCTCATCCCTGAATAGATGATCTTGCATCTTGCTTGATGGGCTGAGTTTGTCAAAGTGCTTGTATATATATCCATCCTTCATTAGCGGATATATGATTCTGTCCGACAGCCCCTGTTTGCTGATTCCGTATTCCTGGTGTGCCCAATCGATAGTAAAGAACTCTAAGTCGTATACGAAGAGGATGAAGTGCAAGTATGATTTACTGAGGTTTGGGTTTTTTTCTAGGAATTGATTTGTGGCGTACCTTAAGTTTTTTAGGTGATTATTCTTCACATACTTCTTTGGGAGGAATGATACATCCCTAAACATCTTTGTTTTCTTGACTGTGGATTTAGGCATCTGTATTGTGTCGTATATTTGAATCAAACAAATTTACAGCATGGACTCAAAGGATACGCTCTTCTTCGCTGAAATGTACAGCCTGGTAAAAAAAATGGAGGAGACTATAGTTAACTTCGATATGAGGGATAGGACTATCGCCTCTGTAGTTGTGGGTGTGATTGATTACGACGCTATGGAGGAGGGTGATGAGGGCGCAGAGATGAGAACGATGTACAGCTTTAATGTTGAGAGCCGAGAAGAGCTTGAGACCGTAAAGCAAATAATGGACAGCGCTTACAAAGACGACGACGACGACTCTCTTGAAGGTCTTTTGGGTGATTTAGGAATATCACTTAACTAAAATGGAAGGACTTATTAGAAAGATTGTGATCGGAAAAGACCCTAAGAACGGTATGGCCTATTATGTAGGTATGAGGGCGGGGTCTGGAGAGGTGTCTGCTATCGTCGAAGACGAAAGGCATCTACACAAGTTTGGCAAACAGAGATATCTGATCTATATTGAGAACGAAGAAGGCACTATGCTCTGGAAAGCAGTAGATGAAATGCCTTGCGTACTTGAATTTGATTTAAATTTTTAATTAATGAAGACCTTTAATTTGTTTGTCGTCGAGCTAGAAAAGCTTGTTGACGACACGATCACGACCGATAGTGGTCTTGAACTTTACATAGACACAAGATTCAATGAGTTTGAAAACAGGATTACAGAAGGCCCTGTCGTGGCTGTACCGTTTAAGTACGAAACTGGCGTCAAGCCTGGTGACACACTTTACTTCCATCACCTCGTGGTTATTAACGAAGGTCAGCCGCTTACTGGCGATGACAATCACTACCTTGTCAGGTACGATGAAGATCACGCTATTAATAATCAAGCTATTGCTTTTAAAGATAGTGATACGGGTGATGTCCACCCTCTTGCGGGTTGGAGCCTTCTTGAGTCGATCGAAGAAGAGGAAGCTAAAGAATCGGAGATTATCGAGGTTATTAAGCTTGAAAAGAAACTACCAACAAGAGGTAGAGTCGCATTTACGTCTTCTGGGATTGAAGCGCTAGACCTATCTGTGGGTGATGTAGTGGGGTTTAAAGAAAACCGCGACTACAGAATCACCATAGACGGTAAGGAGTATTACAGGACCAGGGTTGAGGACTTGCTTTATAAAGAAATTTAATTAATATGTTTGAAATGGATAAGGATCACCTCTGGCATCTGCTAGAGGAAGAAGAGTGTCTGCTTGCCGATGGGTTTGACGATGCTGTAATAGGTATTAGCTACCAGGCTCACGATGCATCAAGAGCCGTATATGATATAGGTAAGATCATTGCTATACTTTGCGAGGATGACGAGATGACCGAAGAGGATGCTATGGAGCACTTTGAGTACAATATAGCTGGGGCGTACTTAGGCCCTAAGACGCCGATATTTGTTTTTGGGTATGGCGAGTAAATTCACTACGGTAAACGCAGCTAGGAAGCTTATGGAGAGCATGGAGATCGCAATCAACAATATGATTGAAGAGATCAAGAAGCCCGTGGACCCAGAAGCGGGGGGCTCTGCGCGTAAGGCCGAGCTCCAATCCATAAAGCAAACTGCCGTAGATTGTAAAGAGCTTTTGGTGGAGCGCCAGAGGCTAGAACAGATGGTTAAAGAACTAAAGACTAATGGAGAAATCGAACAAGACAAAGACTACTCAGGTGGATTCGCGGAAAGATTCTCTAAGTAAGCCCAGTGGCCTCATATACTGGGATGATTATGATTTTAGCGATCAGGACGTTACCTCTGGACACCATGGGGTTAACTTTAGGCTCTCTTAGCTCAGCGGTAGAGCATCGAACTCATAATTCGTAGGTCATTGGTTCGAATCCAATAGAGAGCACACTGTGTCATACAAGAACAAAAAAGATCAGGCTAGGGCGGCAGCAAAACACTACCGAGAGAACAAGAAAAAAATAATTGCTAGAAGCGCAGCCAGGAACAAAAAACAAAGAAAGAAGAACAAAGAGTTTGTGGGGCGAGTGAAAAGAATGTTCAGCTGTGTTGATTGCGGAGAATCAAACCCTGTAGTCCTTGATTTTGATCATGTTTGTGGGGTAAAAAAACGCGCCATTGCAGACATGGTTGGCAACTACTACAGCATAGAGACGATAAAGAAAGAAATCAGAAAATGTCAAATAAGGTGTTCCAATTGCCATCGTAAAAAAACACATGAGCGAATGCACCAGTAGCTCAGTCGGATAGAGCATCTGCCTTCTAAGCAGACGGTCACAGGTTCGAATCCTGTCTGGTGTACTACATAAAAGGGAGGCCCACATATGTCATACCTTTTTGAATTAAATAAAATGTCTGTTTTAGTAGATATAGAAGGTTATGAATCTAAAGGGATTAAGATCGACCCTAACGGTACAGAGGGAGAGTATGTTGAACTCCACGGGTTACTCGTGGTACTACCAAAAAAACCGAAGCGATCTAAAATTCTCTTCCATGAAAAATCAAAGGGCATGCAAATGTGGGAACGCATTCCTATGCCCGAAGAGATGCAGAGGATACGCAGTATGGATGAGTGGTTCGAGAAGCCTTCCGAGTTTCGCAACAAGTTTCGTTCTTACATCGAACAAGAGTTTCAGCGTAGGCGTGACGGTGTTTGGTTTTACAATAATGGGGAGCCTACGTATATTACAGGGAGACACTATATGTTTCTACAATGGTCTAAAATTGATATCGGATACCCATCATACATTGCTTTCCAAAAAGCGATCTTTCTTCACATGGCCGCTTGCGAAGCTGATCCCCGTTGTTTCGGTCAGTTATATACTAAGTGTCGTCGTTCTGGCTACACTAATATATGCTCTGCTGTACTTGTTGACGAGGCTACTCAGGTTAAAGACAAGCTTCTGGGCATTCAGTCAAAGACTGGTAAAGACGCTCAAGAAAACATATTCATGAAGAAGGTGGTGGCTATGTTCCGTAGCTACCCATTTTTCTTTAAGCCTATCCAGGACGGTACCACGAACCCCCGTATGGAGCTAGCTTTTCGCGAGCCATCTAAGCGCATAACTAAAAAAAATAAAACGTCCTATGCAGGAGACGCCTTAAACACGGTGATAAACTGGAAGAACACAACCAACAATGCTTATGATGGAGAGAAGCTTCATATGATGTACCTGGATGAGGCTGGTAAGTGGGAGAAACCAACCGACATAAGAGAAGCGTGGAGGATTGAGCGTACTTGTTTAATTGTGGGTAGGAATGTAGTGGGTAAGGCTATCGTGGGCAGTACGGTAAACCCCATGAATAAAGGGGGGAAAGAGTACAGAGGGCTCTGGAATGATTCCGATCCTAACGAAAGAAACAAAAACGGTAGAACTCGATCTGGACTGTACAGGATATTCATACCAGCTTATGAAGCCCTAGAGGGTTTCTTTGATGTATATGGCAATGCTGTTGTAGAGGACCCACCCCAAAGCGTACACATACATGGTATAGATGGTGACATCATTGAAATTGGAAGTAAAACATACTTAAAGAACGAAAGGAATTCGTTTAAAGACAATCCTTCTGAGCTGAATGAGGTAACTAGGCAGTTCCCGTTTACTGAGGATGAGGCATTCAGGGATAGCATTGAGGGAAGTCTATTTAACATAGGTAAAATATACCAGCAGATAGAGCACAATGACGAGCTGTACCCCAACCCCATAGTAATAGGAAACTTCACGTGGAGGGAAAAAGACAAAGAGGTTGTTTTCTCTCCCACACCGAATGGACGCTTCAGGGTTTCCTGGACGCCAGACCCATCTGAACGAAACATAATTAAAACTGAAAGAGGAAAAAAAGTTCCTCCGTTTCCAGACTATGGTTGTGGAGGGGTCGACTCCTATGACTTAGATGCCACGGTGGACAACAGGGGCTCGAAGGGGGCTTTACATATGTACAATAAGTTCAGTATGAACAGGCCCTCAAACATGTTTGTCGTTGAGTACGCTTCTCGTCCAGACCTGGCGAGCATATTCTATGAGGATGTTTTGATGTGCTCTTTTTATTATGGTTACCCTCTACTGATAGAAAACAATAAGTACGGCATAGCTCGACACTTTGAGGCGCGAGGGTACGACGGTTACCTTCTGGGTAGGCCATCACACCTTATGAGTAGGACAGCTCCCAACTCAACTGTAAAGACGAAGGGTATACCATCTAACTCTCAAGACGTTATTCAATCACACGCTCAGTCCATAGAGTCTTATATTCACGACTACGTGGGTATAAATCATGAAACGGGCGAGGTCGGAAATATGTATTTTAATAAAACACTAGAGGACTGGATCGGATTTAAGATAGATAAAAGAACTAAGTTTGACTTAACGATAAGCTCTGGGCTGGCCCTTCTTGCTGCTCAGAAACCAAAGAAAAAAGAAGAGGTTACTTTTACGGACAAGGTGTTTTTCAGGAAATATAACGTCTAGCAGCTATTTCTTATATTTGCAAAATATCGAGTCTAGTGCCAGAAAAATATGAATTATACAAACAGTAATAGTAAGAGTTCTTTTCCTGATCCACTGGCCAGTACAGACACAAAGAAAACCAATGAGTATGGGGTTCAGTACGCTAAGGCTATTGAGTCCCAGTGGGGTAAAATAAGCAGCTCTGGTTCTTTGTTTGGGAAGAGAAATATGACTTTCAAAAAAAGTCGGGATTACGCTAACGGCACTCAGAGCACGGATATATACAAAAAGCTTCTTAGGTCATTGAACCCAACAGATGGTGATGGTAGTTTAATGAATCTGGATTATACTCCCGTTCCTGTATTACCTAAGTTCGTTAGGGTTGTAGTAAATAAGATACTATCCAGGGCTCCATATCCCAACCTAGAGGCGATAGACCCTCTGTCTTCTTCTGAGAAAAACAGAAAGAAAAGAAAGGTAGAGATACAAATACAGCAGAAAGAGCAGTTGCTTAAGCTTAAGCAGAGCACTGGTGTTGTTCTTGATATTGATCCAGAGAATCTTCCAGACTCGGAAGAGGAGTCAGAGATATTTTTAGGCACTAACGTAAAGACAGACGCAGAGATAGCCGCTCAGATTGGAACAAACCTGACGCTTTCTTGGAATAACTTTGTTGATAGTACTTTTAGGCGTTGCGTAAACGACCTTGTTGCTTTGGGGATGGCTGTCGTTAAAAGATCTAATGATCCTAACGAAGGCATTAAGACAGAGTATGTAGACCCAACTAAGTTTATTCATAGCTATACTGAAGACCCAAGCTTCGACGACTTGATTTATGCGGGTCATGTTAAGACAGTTTCTATTCAGGAACTTAAGAGACTTGCTGGTCACGAGCTAAACGAAGAAGATTTCAAGAAGATAGCAGAGTCATCTAAAGGCAGCTACGGTAACGACTCTAGTTCTCTGAACAAAAGCTCCTACAATAAGTCTTCCATGCGAACTGAGTATGGTTACGATAAATACATGGTCGATGTTTTAGACTTTGAGTTTATATCAGTTGATTGCATATACTTCGAAGAAAAAGAAAATAGGTTTGGTAACACAAACTTCTTTATGAAAGGCTTTGAATACGAAGAGAAGCAAGGAAGTGTTTACGAAAGAACCCCTCATAAGATGGAGGTATCCACTGTTTATGGTGGTAGTTATATCCTAGGGGCGGGGAAGATATTTAATTACGGGATGACGAAGAATGTTCCAAAAAACATTCACGATTTATCTAAATGTAGGCTCTCTTATTCTGCTACTGCGACGAACATCAACGATATGATGCCGAAGTCGATGGTAGACAGCTGTACGGGTTTTGCGGATATGCTTCAGTTGACCCACCTTAAGATTCAGCAAGCTATAGCTAAAGCTAAGCCAGATGGATTGATCATTGATATTGAGGGCTTAGAAAACGTACAGCTAGGGAAGGGGGGTGAGCTTCAGCCACTTGACCTTCATGATATCTACGAACAGACGGGTGTTTTTTATTATAGAAGCAAGAACCCAGAGGGAGGATTTCAGAACCCCCCAGTTCGTGAAATAGGTAATAGCATTAGAAACATCAACGAACTCATTGGCCTTTACAACCACTACCTTAGAATGGTAAGGGATGTAACTGGTATCAATGAGATGATGGACTCTTCTACACCGAAGGGAGATACGCTAGTCGGTGTTCAGCAGCAGGCAATTGCGGCTGGAAATAATGCCATATATGATATCACTGATTCGTCTATGGTTCTTTTCAAGAAGGTTTGCGCTGATATCGTTAAGTGCTTGCAGATCCTACCCAAAGATTCGGTTATATACTCAGCCTATGCTAACGCAGTGGGTAGAGAAAATATGTCTGTACTTTCATCATTTGGTGATCTCCCTATGTACAACTTCGGCGTGCAGGTTGTTAAGGAGATGGAGGATAAAGACAGGGCTTACCTAGAGCAAAACATTCAAATATCGATTCAGCAAAAAGAGCTTGATATAGAGGATGCTATTGCTATACGTCAGCTTAAGGATGTTAATCAGGCTGAAAGACTCTTAGTTGTTAGGAGAAAGAAACGCATTGCTCAGCGTCAGCAAATTGCCATGCAGAACTCTCAGCAGCAGGCTCAGATTCAGCAGGCTTCTGCTCAAGCTACTTCCCAGGCTAAGATGCAGGAGATGCAAGCCCAGGCTCAAATAGACGCTCAGAAGATGCAGCTAGAAGCACAGTTAGAGAGTCAACTAGAGCAGATGAAGCATGGGTTTAGAAAAGAAATAGAGGTTATAAAGGCTCAAGCTGTGTTAGGTGTTAGGTCTGACGATCAACAGTTTAAGGAGAAGTTAGAGGTGCTGAAGGAAAATAGAAAGGACGGCAGGGTTAAAAAACAGGCCGTCGAACAGAGTAAGCTTATCTCTCAAAGAGAGGGCAGAAGAGGCGAGATACAGGAGCCTATGTTCCCAATGGCCCCAACCAATCAACTAATTCGATAATGGCAAGTAAAGCAAACTTAGACGTAGCTGAAAAGCTAGACATTACCTGCAAAAAGGGAGATACCTTTGAGCTTTCTTTGAACTTCAAGAATAGTTCTGGAAGCGCTATTGCCCTCCTAACTGACGGGTATGAATTTTTGATGCAG